TGGCGACGCCTTCTCCCGCCTGTGGGCGGGCGACACCACCGGCTATCGGTCCGCTTCGGAAGCTGATCTTGCGCTGGCGAACAAGCTGGCCTTCTGGTCGAGCCGCGACGCCGCACGAATGGATGAGCTTTTTAGGCGGTCGGGTCTTATGCGGCAAAAATGGGACGAACGCCACGGTCCCGACACCTACGGCGGTTTGACTATCACCAAAGCGATCGAGGGCTGCCGTGAGGTTTATAACCCGCGGACGCACTTCCAGAAACGTGCAGCCCAAATCACGACCGGGCGCGGTCAGGCGTATCAATGCCTAGCCGATCTGCACCCCGAGCGTAATGACCGTTACGGGTGGAGCGACATCGGCAACGGCAACCTGTTTGCCGACTGGTTCAAGGATCGGGCGCGGTATGTGCCCGACAGGGCAAAGTGGTTCGTCTTCGACGGTAAAGCCTGGCGGCCCGACGTAGGCGGGCTGATGGCAATGCAGCTCTGCAAGCAGCTCGCCGATGATCTGATGGTGTACGCTCTGTCGATTGAAGACGAGAAGCAACGCCGGGCGTACATCGATCATGTGGGGCGCTGGCAAAAGCGCTCATACCGCGACACCATCCTTAAAGACGCCTCCGGCGTCCACCCGGTATTGTTCGCGGCCTTCGATCGCGACCCGATGATCTTCAACTGCCTGAATGGTACGCTGAATTTTGCCACCGGCGAATTCTACGACCATCGCCCGGAAGACTTCCTTTCTAAGCTGGCCGGCGTCAACTACGACCCGTTCGCCGGGCGCGAACGCTGGGAGCGGTTCATTGGCGAGGTAATGCAGGGCGACACCGAAAAAGCGCGCTTCCTGCAAAAGGCCCTGGGCTATGCCCTGACCGGCGACACGCGGCAGGAGTGCTTCTTCATCCTATACGGCGCAACGAGCCGTAACGGCAAAGGCACGAGCATGGAGACATACGCCCGCCTGATGGGCGACTATGGCAAGTCCGCGAAGCCGGACACGATTGCGCAGAAGCAGGCCGCAAACGGCAGCGGCCCCAGTGAGGATATTGCCCGGCTGGTCGGCGCGCGGTTTGTGAACATCTCTGAGCCGGACAAGAAGCTGATCTTGAGCGCTGCGCTGGTCAAGACGCTGACCGGGCGCGATACGATCACGGCGCGGTTCTTGCATGAGAATTCGATAGAATTCAGGCCGGACTTCAAGCTGTTTATCAACACCAACTACCTGCCCGCCGTCACCGACGTGACGTTGTTCAGCTCCGGGCGCGTCAAGGTCATTCCTTTCGAGCGCCACTTCGGGGACGGTGAACAGGATAAAGGCCTGAAAGATGAACTTGCCCAGCCCGAGAACCTGAGCGGCATCTTGAACTGGTGTATCGCAGGATTACGCGCCCTGGAAACCGAAGGCTTTGAGCCGCCGGCATCGGTATTGGCGGCCACGGACGATTACCGCCAGCGTTCGGATAAGATCGGGCGGTTCGTGTCCGAGGAACTTGAAGCCGTTTCAAATGGCGAAGTGCGGACAGCGGAAGTATACGCCAGATTCCAAACATGGTGCTATGAAAACGGCTTCCGGGTAGAGAGCGCGCAGAATTTCAATTCGCAACTCCTCAACTTCGGCGAGATCGAAAAGCGCCGTCCGACCGGAAGTCCTCGCACGGCGAGCCCTGTTTCCCTGCTCAACGGTTACAGGTTGCTGCCGCGAAGGTGCGATGAATTCATGTCCACAGGCGTGTCGGCAGTATGGGGATAGACGATGTGTAGCGACGTGTAGCGGGGTTTTCCATTACGTATAGAAACCTATAGGTTTCAAACCAACTGGAGAAAGCCGCTACACACCGCTACACACCCCCCAAGAACCCCCGGAATTCAGGCTTTAGCCTGTGGAAGGTAGGTAGAATGATCGTGAAGCACAAGGTGGTTTTCAAAGACGGCAAAATCCTCCGCAGCTGTTGCGTGTCTCCCTCGCCCTGGTTATGCGGTTTTCTAGACGTGTCCCCGGACGAAGGCGAGGCCGGTACGTACAACGCAGCGGAAATCAGCGCGATTTTTCCGGAACCCAACGACAACGCAGAACGCGGCAATCTGCCCGTCTGGACCTTTTAAGGCGGTGAGGCAATGAACATTTTTGAGCGCATCTTCCGGCGCACGCCCGCACCTGTGGCCATGCAGCGCGCCGAAGTGCTGGGCGGGCCTACGGCCTACTTCACGGCCTGGAGCGGTGACGCCTACGGAAACGACATCTACCGGGGCGCGGTGGACGCGATCGCGCGCAACGCGGCCAAGCTCAAGGGATCGCACGTAATCCGCGACGGGGGGCATACGACAGCCTACGAGGGCGGCAGGCTGAACCGGCTGCTGCAAGTGCAGCCCAACCCCTACATGAGCGCCTACGACGCGCTGTACAAGCTGGTGACGCACCTATACCTGTACAACAACGCTTTCGCCTTCCTGGCGCGCGGCGTCCGGGGCGAGATCGCGGCGGTATACCCGCTTCGCCCGTCGAACGTGGATTTCATCGCCGATCAGGCCGGCGCGCTGTACTGCCGGTTTCGGTTCGCCGGCGGGCAGGAAGCGACGCTGCCTTATACGGATGTTATCCACCTGCGCCGCAACTTCAACGACAACGACCTGCTGGGCGATTCGAACGATGCACTTTCTGCCGCGCTGGAGCTGGCGCACACACAGAACGAGGGAATCATCAGCGGCATAAAGGCCGGCGCGAACATCCGCGGCATCTTGAAGTTCACGCAGATTATGGCCCCGGAAAAGCTCAAGGAAGAAAAGGACCGCTTCATCGCGGACTACCTGACCATCGCCAACGATGGCGGCGTGGTGGCCACGGACCAGAAAACCGAGTACGTGCCCATCACGACGAACCCGGCGATCATCGACGATAAGCAGCTGGCGGCGGTCAAGACGAAGATCTACGACTACCTGGGCATTTCGGAGAAGATCGTCAACAGCTCGTACACCGAAGACGAGTGGGCGGCGTTCTACGAATCGACGCTGGAGCCGATCGCGGTGCAAATGAGCCTGGAGTTCACCCGGAAAATCTTCAACGACCGGGAGCAGGCTTTCGGAAATTCGATTCTGTTTGAAAGTGGACGGCTTCAGTTCTCCAGCAACGCGACGAAGGTAAACCTGATCGCGCAGCTCATGCCCTATGGCCTGCTGACGATCAACCAGGCGCTTGAAATCCTGAACATGCCCGCCGTGGAAGACGGCGACAGGCGGCTTCAAACGCTGAACATGGTTGCAGCCGACAAGGCTGACCAATATCAACTCGGAGGGAAACAGGCATGAAAGAGCTTCGAATTTGTGAAGTAAGAGCCGAAGCCCCGGCAGGGGAAGGCCTTATGATAAGCGGAATGCCCATCGTGTACGAAACGCCGACCACGATCAACGGTCCGGGTGGACCGTTCACCGAGGTTATTCGCCGGGGCGCGCTGGATGGCGCGGACCTGTCCGACGTGCGGCTGATGTACAACCATGACGCGAACCGCGTACCACTTGCCCGGACACCCAAGACGATGCAGCTTTCCGTCGGCCCGGCAGGGCTTGAAATGACGGCAACGCTGCCGGACACCGCAGACGCCCGAAGCGTGCATACGGCAGTATCGCGCGGCGATCTTTCCGGCATGTCCTTCGCCTTCAAGGTTCCGCCGGGCGGGGACCGGTACGACGCGACCAAGCGCACCCGTGAAATCTTCAAGATTGAAAAGGTGCTGGAGTGCTCCATCGTTCCGTTCCCGGCGTACCCGCAGGCCAGCGTGGAAGCCCGCGCAGCCATGCAGGAAGCCGATACCCAAAGGGCGCGGGCGATCATCGCCTGCAACAAAATCATGATGAGAGAGGGATAAACCCATGAAGTTCAAAACCATCGCGGAAGCCTTTAACCACTACCAGGAAGCCAGCCTTGAGGAAATCGAGCGCCGCGCCGCCGAGATCAAAGGCACAATCGAAACCGACCCGAACGCCGACATCATGTCGCTAAACATGGAGATCAGCGGCCTGAACCAGGCGAAGCAGAACATCAAGGACAAGCAGGGCGCGCAGGACCCGCAGCAGCGCAGCGCGTTCAATCCCATCACCGGCATGGGCTTCGAGCGCCGTGCCAGCTTCGAGGCGACCGATGGCGACGTGCTGGCCAGCGCGGAATACCGCAGCGCTTTCTTCAAAAAGCTGCTGGGGCAGAAGCTCACTGGCTTTGAGGAAGCGGCTTTCACCCGTGCTATGGGCGAGCAGCGGACGGACGCCTTCTCCACCGTGACTGACGCAGCCGCTGTGCTTCCGACCGCGACGCTGAACGAAGTCATCACCAAGGCCCGCACGATGGGCGGCCTGATGGGCGTCTGCCGCGCGTTCAACCTGCCGACGAAGATCAGCGTCCCCGTGGGCACGCCCGCCGACAAGGCAAGCTGGCACACGGAAGGCGCGCCCGTGGTGAGCGAGAAGCCCAGCGTCGGTGCCGTGGCCTTCAATGGCTACGAGATTCTCAAGGTGTTCAGCATCAGCGCGGCGGCCAAGCGCATGAGCATTGCGGCGTTCGAGAGCTACATCGTGGACGAGCTGACCAACTGTGTGATGGCGTGCATCGCCGACGCGCTGGTGAACGGCACCGGCGAGGCGCAGGGCACCGGCCTGGTTTCCGGCATCACCTGGAATAGCGGCAACACGCAGAGCTTTAGCGCAGCGACTGGCTTTGGCACCGACGAGGTAGTGGCCGCCGTCGCCAAGCTCAAGCGCGGTTATGCCAATGGCGCCAAGTGGGCCATGAACAACGCGACGCTGTACAACCGGTTCTACGGCATGCTGGATGGTGTTGGCCGCCCGCTGTTCATCAGCGACCTGAAGGCGGAGAACATCGGGAAGATTCTGGGCTTCGATGTGGTGGTGGACGACAACATCGCCGACGACAACATCTTCTTCGGCAACTTCCAGTACCTGGCGTACAACCTGGCTGAGGGCATCGCCGTGGAAGTGTCCCGCGAATCCAGCTTCCGCAGCGGCCTGATCGACTACCGCGCGCTGGCGATTGCGGACTGCAAGCCCATCGTGACGGATGCGTTCGTGAAGCTGGCGGTCAGCGCCGGCTGATCGGGGGTATAGCTTATGACCCTTGATAAGGCGCGTGAATGGCTTCGGCTGGACGGCACCGACAACGACACGGTAATTCTGGGCTTGCTTGCCGCGATTCCGGAATACATCGAGGAAACAACTGGCATGACCGAGGTGGCGCAGGCAACCGACGCGCTCGCCGAGACTGCCGGGAAGTTCCTGCTGACGTTGTGGTATCACGCTGAACAGTCAGAAGCGGAACGGCTCCAGCGCGCGATCGACGGTATCTTAAAGGTGCTGACGATCCGGGCGCGGACGAATACCAGCGAGGGGTAGGGCTATGGCAAAGGACTATGCGCGCGGGTTCTACCGCAGCAGGGCGTGGCGCGATACGCAAGCTGCGTATATGGCGAGCCAGCATAACGTTTGTGAACGGTGCGGCGGGCTTGCGCGCATAGTCCACCATAAAAGGCACATAAACCCCGAAAACATAGGTGATCTGTCTGTTACGCTGGACTGGGCGAATCTAGAGGCGGTATGCCTCGTCTGTCATAACATCGAGCATATGGGCAGCGATGCGACGGCGGCGGGATTGAGGTTCGACCCGCAGGGGAATTTGGTTCAGACCCCCGGCATGACGGATTGACGATGGACAGGGGGAACCAAAGAGTGGGGGCTCCAAAACCCCTCCAAGGGTTCTAAGGTTTCAACATGGGAGGTTTTACGATGGCGGTACGCAAAACTGGCGGGACATCGGCAGACATGCGCCTGAAAAAGATGATTCTGCTGGTCCCTGACGATCGGAAGCTGATGGCTGAAAAGCTGGCCGGCGAGATCGCGTTCATGACGCGCACGCTGGAGGCGCTCAAGGCTTCCATCGACGCGGAAGGTCCGATTGATAACCCGGCGCTCAAGGGCTACAACGTGACTGTGCAGCGTTACGGCGCGATCTGCAAGCAGTTCACCGACCTGCTGCCCAAAGCGGCGCAGGCGAACGCCGGCAGCGCGCTGTACGACTTCATCAAGCAGGCATGAACCCGATCGTTGAATACTGGAACGCGATCAACGCCGGGGCGATCCGCGCGCCCGAGCGCGTGCGCAAGGTGTACGCTCGCCTGGTTTCCGAGATCGAGAACCCCGGCGAGTACATCTTCGACGAGGCGCGCGCGGCCCGTCCGATCGAGTTCATAGAACGCTTCTGCAAGCACTCCAAGGGCGAATGGGCGGGGCGGCCTGTGACGCTGGAGCTGTTCCAGAAGGCATTCATCGCGGCGCTGTTCGGGTTCGTCCATAAGGATACAGGCCTGCGCCGCTTCAAGGAAACCCTGTTCATGGTGGCGCGGAAGAACGGTAAAAGTACCATGCTGGCCGGGATCGCGCTTTACATGCTGATCGCTGACGGTGAGGCCGGTGCGGAAGTCTATTCTACGGCCACAAAAAGGGATCAGGCGCGCATTATCTTCGACGAAACCCACAATATGGTCCGCCAAAGCCCGGAGCTGAACCAGTTCGTGAAGAAGCGTAAGACGGACCTGTACTTCCCGCTGGGTATGGGCAAGTTTCAAGCGCTGGGCAAGAATGCCGACACGCTGGACGGCCTGAACGCCCATTGCGTCATCATAGACGAGCTGCACGGCGTCAAGGATCGCAATCTGTACGAAGTCATGAAGCAGAGCCAGGCGGCCCGCCGTCAACCCCTGCTGATTATGATAACGACCGCCGGTACGGTCCGCGAGTGCATCTTCGACGATATGTATGCCTATGCCTGCGGCATCGTGGACGGCATGTTCAAAGACGATACGTTCCTGCCCATCATCTACGAGCTGGACAACCGGGAGGAATGGACCGATCCGGCCATGTGGGAGAAGGCGAACCCCGGCATCGGCAAAATCAAGAAGGTTTCCGACCTGGCCGACAAGGTGGAGCGCGCCAAGAACAGCCCGAAGGACCTTTCCGGTATCCTGTGCAAGGACTTCAACATCCGGGGCACCGTGACCAGCGCGTGGTTGTCTTTCGACGCGATCAACAACGAGAAAACCTTCGATCTGGCCCGCTTCCGGGGTTGCTGGGCGATCGGCGGCGCGGACCTGTCCATCACCACAGACTTGACCTGTGCAACGCTCCTTATGATCGACAAGGCGACGCAAGAACGGTTCGTCGCTCAAATGTACTGGCTGCCGCAGGACAGCTTCCAGGAGCGCGTACAGCAGGACAAGATTCCCTATGACAAGTGGCGCGAACGCGGCCTCCTGCGCCTGTGCAGGGGCAACACGATCGACTACGGCGACGTTACGGCCTGGTTCCTGGAAATGGTCAACGAGCACGGCATCACGCCGGCGTGGATCTATTACGACAGCTACAGCGCGCGGTATTGGGTGGACGAAATGCAGGGGCACGGCTTCAACATGATCCGCTGCATCCAGGGCGCGAAGACGCTTTCCTTGCCCATGCAGATGATGGGCGCGGACCTGACCGCGAAGAAGATCAACTACAACAACCACCCGATCCTGAAATGGTGCTTGACGAATACCGGCATCCAGACGGACCGGAACGGCAACATCGTACCCGTGAAGGCGCAGGCGGCCAAACAGCGCATAGACGGCGCTGCAAGCCTCCTAGACGCCTACGTGGGCCTGTACGAGCACTACAACGAATTCCTGAACGCTTAGGGGAGGGCGAACGCCATGAAGCCTTTGAAAGACAAGAAAATTACCATCTACCAGGCAATAGGAAGCACTACCCCAGGTGGTTTCCCGCAATACAAGTATAGGCCAATCCATCCGGGGCAAGTTTGGGCTTATGTGCGCGATATGAGTTCGGAGGAGTATTATAACGCTCAAGTTCACGGCACGAGGGAAGAAGCCGTTTTCATAGTCAACTGGCGAGAAGACATAACCGCGCTCATGCGCATCGTCTATAAAGGCGTTTGGTACGAAATCAAGCGCGTAGATACTTACGAGGGCTATAAGGATGATTTGAAGCTCTTTGCAGTACGCACAACCACGCCAAAGAACGAAGACATATTGCCCTACTAGGCGTGGACAGCGCTTTCATGTACGCAGGAGGAAGTAATGAACGAGCTGATTACCGCAATAAAGAACGGAGACGAAAAGCGGCTGGTGGAGCTATACGAGCGGAACACCGGCCTTCTCTAGCGTTGAACGCACACCCATTCTCTGCGCAGAACGCAGGGTATCGTGGAGCGGAGGCGAGCGAAGGGGATGTATTGAGCGCACACTCTTACCATTCGCTGAATCGCGGCCGGCAAAACCCTCGATTGAATCTAGGGCAAAGGGCGTCGCTGGAAGCTACACCCTTTTCGTCGGCTTAGGCGACGGAATTACCACCATCATTTGAAGTGAGGGTGCAACCCTAAGCTGAACTTATGGAAAAGGGCGTCGCTTGAAACGACACCATTTCAATCAGTTGAATCAATGGTATTTACCATCGTTTCCATCCTCATTTAAAGGGGCTATGGGCGCCTTGGGGATAGAATTAAGATCAGTAGATAAACGAAAGAGCCGCATACTGCGGCTCCTTTGTCTGGTTATAGGCTGGGTGGCATTCCAGCATCTCTTCAAAGACCACATGGGCGTGACGGCTGCCTGTTCCGTCCTCAGATAACCAGACAACTTAGCTTACGTTCATACTGTAGCATGGTATGCTTATTTTGTCAACTATTTTCAATATTTTTTTACAGTTCCTCGCGCCAGATAGTTGGCTAGCTGCTGCTCGCTCAACGGGTAAGCCGATCTAAAGTAGAGTTCATTATTGTCTGTCAGCCTGACAGCTATAATAAAAAGATCGCCCATTCTCTTGATAAACTCGATGCTGTTGCTTGTAGGATGGATTCCTAGGTAATCAGGATTCTGTATTACTTCCGGTATGGATGATACACAACGCTCATATTCTTCAACAGAAGAAAACTGGTGCTTGTGTTTGCTCTCTATATAACCAATCCGATCTTTCCATAAGATGATATCGGCCTCACCACGAGATAACCCCAGAAAATTGATTTTTTCTGCAGTGAGCTTACCAATTGATATTCTACGCTCGCTGGAGGCTTTGAAGGCTTCAATATCGAGAGGCATCAGCATCAAATCCTTACTAGAATTCCTTGTTATTGTACACTATCTGTGCAACGATGTAAATATTGTTTTTAATACATGATAAAGGGGGATCCCCCAGCCACCACCTCTCTAATCGTTAATATTATGTTAATCAGAAAAAGAGCTTGACTTTTTGCGTCACCGAAATTATACTATTTGTGTCACCAGAAAAGGAAGGAGGTTGAACTTGTCACCCAGAATAGGAAGACCACCGTCTTCTGATCCCAAGCGTAACGAAACCCGTATCCGCATGACCGATCAGGAGGTAGAAAAGCTGGAATACTGTGCCAAGGTGCTGGGCCTGACCAAGGCAGAAGTTATCCGGCGGGGAATCGACGAGATGTACCAGAAGGCCCTTGAACAGAAATGAAGCAGCCGCCACCCTAGACAAGTTACGACTGCTTCATACCACCCCGAGGCCAAGCCTCACGGTAAATCCAGTATACCATGAAGCGCGGCCTCTTTCAACCAAAGATCGATTGAAGGAGGATAATCACATGATGCTTTCGAAGGCGCTGGAGGAACTGGACACCCGGAGCGCGAAGCTCCACATGTACCTGGCTGGGCTGCGCGTCCCGGAGGAATTAGAGGGCGTTATCGAATACGCCCGCGCGGAGGCCGAGGCCATCTTTGACCGCGTGACCTACCTTGAAATGGTGGTCAAGCATAACGAGGTTCCCGACGCCGACTTTCCCGGCCCGGCGGTAGGGAGGGCGTGACCGTGGATCACATAATCACAAATCCGGAGGATTACGCCTACTTCCCGGTCAGTGGCGACAGCATGGCCCCAAGGATCAACGAAGGCGACCGGGCGCTAGTTCGCTTTCAGCCCGACGTTGAATCCGGGCAGCTTGCCGTCGTGATGGTCGACGGCGAAGATTGGGTGATCAGGAAGATCATCAAAGGCGAGAACGGTATCACCCTCCAGACGTTTAACCCGGCGTATGAAGCCCGCGCGTATGAAGCGGACAAGGTGAAGATTGCCGGGCTTGTCGTGGTAACGGAAAGATTCTTTGCGTAGTATGACGGACGGCGGCGGGGCTTGACGGCCCCGCTTTTTTGACCCCTTAATTTACCCCTTACACCACTTTTTGACCCTATCCCTAGTAGCTTCCGGTTGCACAACGGTACAACATATAGTATACGGTTTATCCCTGTTGTACTGCATTTAGTATGAAATGCACCTTGACATCGTAAAGGTCGATGGTTCGAGCCCATTTAACCCCACCATCAAGAGGGACATTAGTTCCTATGAAAATGCTCACCCATTGCGGTCAATGTCATTAAGATAACAGGACGAGGAAAGAGCAGAGTATTTAAAAAGGTACGCCTGCTCTTTTTTTATGCGGAATTTAACGCAGGGAAGGGTTGAC